GTTTTGGTTCAGGTGCGGGTTCTGGCTTGGGCTGATTCGCTGCTGCTGCGGCTGCTTGTGCAATTGCTCTTTGAATCTCTCTTTGTGATTGTTCATCATAGTAACGCCATGCGTCATCAATTGCCCCATTTAAATCATTGATAGCATTATTAAAATCATTTATAGCATTATTCTTTTCAAACAAAGCATCTGCTGTATCATTTGCTGCGTTGTCATACTCAGATTCTTTATTAGTTAATGTTTGATTTAATGAGTTTAGTGTTGCAACCTCTTGGTTGTATACATTTAGTTTGTCATTGTATTCTGACAAAGCATTGTTGTAGTCTTGCTGTGCAGCAGCCTTAGTAGCAAGGGCTTGATTATAAGCATTTAATTGTGCCTGTGTTGGTCCAGAACCAGAAGAAAATGTTCCAAGATTACAACTAAATCCTATACCCCAACCACCAGTGTAATCACATCCTGCTCCAGTCCATCCACCAGGAATCGCCCAACCAAGATGATAAGACCCTGGTCCTCCACCGTTATACCACCAAATTTCTACATCAAATGTCTTGTCTGTGGTGACATCATATACTTGGGAATACTCGCTCCATCTGACACCTTGCTCTTGCCAATTACTAATAGCAAGTTGTCCATTTATGTACATCTTAAATCCATCGTCTGTATAACCTGCAAAGTATGTTGATGTCCAGTGATCTGGAACTGTAATCCTTCCAGTAAATTTAACCACTATATTCTCATACCTATTTCCACAAACAGGAAGTTGCATAGAGTTTGAGTTCCAGGTACCAGAACAAATAACAGAATCTGGAACTGCTATGCTTGGCCAAACTCTTGCAAGATTATAAACTGTATACTGAAGTCCTGACCCACCAGCGGATTGCATGTTAGACTGTGCTGTTTGAAGATTAATGTTGGCTACATCAAGTGCTTCCTGTGCATCATCCTTATCCTGAAGAGCATTATTTTTATTCTCAAGGGCTAGGGCTACTGTTACTGTTTGTCCATCTACATTTGACTGGGCAAGTTCTAGTTCCTCTAAGGCTAACTCTTCTGCCTCTACTGCATCCTCATAGGATTGATAGGCATCGTCTCTTACATCCCCCAGGTTTTTGGCATAGGTAAACTTGTTCTCTGCTATGTCAATTAGGCTTATTAGACCATCTTTATAGTCTAATTTATCTACTGCGCTATTGAGGCTTTGGATCTGCCCTGCTGCTACAGTTAATGGGTCGTCAGAGTGTGCGTCTGTAGGGGCTATTAGAAGCCATCCAAAGGCTAGTATAGTGGCTGTTGCTATGCGTAGTAGTCGTTTTATTGCCCTTCCCCCTTGCAGACTGGATGTCTGATAGGATGATTATACCATTTTATTGCACAAAAAAGGGGCTACCACAATTGGTAACCCCTTTAGTGTTGGCTTAATTACTTAAGGTACTTAACCTTAGCCTTTGGATTCTTTGCATTCCACTGCTTAGCAAGTGCATTGAAAGAGGCCTTTAGAGCCTTGAGTGCTGCTGCATTGTCTGCAGTCAACTTAGCGATTGCTGCATCCTTAGAAGCAATTACTGCATCTGAAGCAGCCTTTGCATCAGCAAGTGCCTTAGCAGAAGCAGCCTTCTCAGCAGCGAGATCTGCAGCAGCCTTTGCGTTAGCAGTTGCTAGAGCAGCCTCTGCAGCAGACTTTGCAGCAAGTGCAGCATCCTTAGCAGACTTCTCAGCAGCAAGTTCTGATACTAGATCACGAACTGCAATCTCTGCAAACGGTGCAAGTGTGCGAGCAGTTAGACCAGTTACATCTGCAGATGTTGCATCTGATGAAGTAGTTGGTGCAAATGTGATAAGTGAACGTGTTCCAGTTGTTGGAAGTGTTGCACTAAACTTTGCAACTCCAAAGTCTGCAAGTGTAGCACCAGTTGTTGCTGTTGCTGTCTCAAGTGTTGCTGTTGAAGCAAATACTGTTGCAGTTAGTGACTTACCAGAAACCTTGTTTCCGAATACGTCTGTTGCTGTAACTGTGATTTCCTGCTTTGTACCCGCAGCACCTGATGCTGGAGCAGAAACTGTTAGGTTGTTAATCTTACCAGCAGTTCCCTGTACATAGTATGTAAGTTGTGTTCCACCGTTGGTAACTACAACTGTACCAATTGCTGTTGTCTTTGTGTAGACATAAAATGTTGCTGTTGTTCCTGTACCAGTTGCAATTGTCAAAGATGATGATCCTGATGTTGCTCCTACTGGTGCAGCAGATGTGTGTAGTGCAGACACGATTGTTGCGTTTGTTGCTACTACAGAAACTGATGTTCCTGTGTCAACTGTTGCTACGAACTTAAGTGCGTCAGCAGCGTCAACTGAGTTATCTGCAGGGACTGGCAATGCAGCAGGTGTAGCGATTGATGATGCTGTTGAGTTAGCAGTTCCATCAAGAGTTACAGCGACTGACATTACAGCAGCACTTGCAGGTGTTGCTACGATTGTGCCGATAGTCATGGCTGCAACCATGGCTAGAGCGATTTTCTTAAATGAGTTCATTTAATTTATTTCCTTTTCTTTATAATAGATTGAATCTATCCAAATAGTCTTTTACATCATCTGGCATAGATTTATATTGTATCACGTTATCTGGAGCAGAGTCAAGTTGGGACCTAGATCTGTCCCTAAATGTGTGTATCTCGATCTCCTCATCCATATTTTTGGGGGTATGTGATATAGCCCCAAATATTGCCCCACACACAGCATCCGCTAAGTCCTTAGAGGATTTTCTAGGGTGGTCAACTCTGTTATTTTTCATAATCTTAAGTTCTGTAAGTTCTTCAAACAAAAGATCAATTGCGGGCATTACTAGTCTTTCTTCATATACTAGCATAGCCATGTCCTCATAATGCTTCTTTGCAACAGAAACAGTCTCAGTCCTCATTCCTACCTGCTTTAACTCGTTCTGAATATCAAATGATTGCCAACGGTCAAATGAAACCATACCAATATCAAAACCTTGTCTTCTTAAATTCTGAATCCATAGTTTAACCTCTGACAAGTTAACTGGTCCTTCAATCTTTGGCTCCCAGTAAACCACTGCATCTACAACAACTACTGGTGCAACTTGTTGGTAATCTTTAATTACCTGAATATTTACCCACTTATCTACGTGAGCAATTGCAACAGCACATTTGTCATGCTTTTGTGCAAGGTCGGCGTGGACATAATACTTTTTATTTGGATCTGGCTTAAATGTTTCGTCAAATCTTTTGTACGAATCAATAGGATTTCTAATACTCATGCATGCTCTAACTTTATCTACCTGCTTAAAAAATGCATCTGTTGAGTATGTTGGTACGCATGCAAATCTTTGCATTGCATCTCCAAGGTCTGTAAAGAATGAAACCTTGAAGTCATCAACTTTGCGAGTTGGATTAACTACCCAAGTTGGTCTTTTTAGTGCAAACACTCCAGGAATCTTATATGAAACTACTGAATCCTCTTCCCAAGAAATCTCCAAAGAGTTTCCATCAGCATCTTCTGGCAAGTCTGGATTCATAATAAACTTGTGTGTCTTTGTTACAACATCTTTTTCTGCGATTACATCGTCATATCTTTGTGAGATAAAGTCTCCAGGATAGCGAGGGAAAGATAGTAGCGCAACCTTTCCAAGGTCTGGGAAACGAGAATCTACAGAAGCACGGAATGCTTTATAGATATTGTCAGCAGTCTTTCCCTGATCATTACCAGTTCCAACCTCTTGTGCAAAACCAGAAATCTCATCAAGAACTGCAACCAACAAGTTCAAACCCTCATGGGATTCACGCTCTGAGTGACCAGAGTAAACAGTAATTGCATGATCAAATTCAATACTTTCAGCCTTTGGATTAAACTTTCCTGCAAACCATGGAGACCTTTCAATCTTAGTTTTAAAGCCTTTAAAGAAAACGTTCTTAGCCTGTTGAGCGTTAATAGCCACGTTAATAATATCAATAGCATCTCCAGAAGGCTTTCCGTAGTATCTTGCTGGATCCTTTAAGCATAGTAGTTTATATACAATGTATGCACATGCTACTGTAGATGTGAAGTCTTTACCGCTACCCTTGCCTAGTTGGAGGATTACCTCGTTCTTGGTATATTTTTTATAATAGCGTGTGCCCTCTTCTTCACCCATCAAATTTATCAGATCTTCTAGTCTATAAATTTGACTCATTGCCTCAACAATGTCGTACTGAATTGGAGACAGTGGGGGCTGATTTAGATAATCTTCACCCTCAACAAACGTCTTTGCATCTACTGGTTTTTCAGCAAAGTTATCGTCTTTTAGGGCTTCCAGAAAATCATCAAACATCGTGGACAACTGTAATGACCTCATCCTTCTTGGCAATAGCAGAAAGTCTTCTCATGATCTCATCACGAATTTGTGGATACTCTGAAGCAATATCTTTAAGAATAGACATTAATACCTGTTGTCTATTTTCAATTTCCATCATCTCTTCAGCAAGTTCTTTATTCTCAAGAAGTCCAGCCTTCTGCAACATATCAATACGCTTTGACTCAATGTCCATAACAAGTTTGATTGCTGCAGTCTTTGCACTAAGATTATTAGTCATAGAGGCCTCGTCAATAACTTCGTATGACTTAGAGATAAGTTTGCTGTAATGTGTATCTGCTGCAGCAAGTGCTTCTTTGGCTCGTCCTCGAATAGCATCGTTAGCAGAAGCCATGACCTTCCACTCATTGATAAGAGTAACAACTCTTTGGCGTGGAATAGACAACTGCTTAGAGATTACCGTTGGATCATTGCCCTTTAGGTATTCTTCTACAACTAGATTTACTTGGTCTAAGTGCTTAACTAAATCATCTTCAGTTGACATACTTACCCTCCAACCTATTGATTTCATCCTTAATGTAAAAGATTGCTTTCTCTAAATCCTGAATAGTCTTTGCTTCATCCTTGAGCCCTGCTCTCCATAAATACTTAAAAGCATTTCCAATATTAAAATTGCGATGACGTGTAATCTGAATACACTCAACTCCAGATGGATCTGATGTGTAATGTGTTGGATGGTTTACTTGATCAACCGTAATATTTAAATTAGTACTCATCTTCTTCATCCTCCCAATCAAATGTGTCTGGTAAACCCCTTAATGTATAAAGGGCATAACTTACTCCGACTGCACTCACAATGGTTGCAATCGCTAAAGCCTTTTGTATCTTCTTCATCTCTTTGACTTCCTTAGTCCAAACTTAGCAAGGTAAACATAAATAGTTTCTACACTAACAGAGCATTCTGCTGCAATCTCTTGTGGAGTCTTTCTGTCCATCGTGTATCTCTTTTTAAGCCATAGTTCATTAGTATATAACTTTGTAGCCATTTACAACAACCCCCTCATATACTTATTCTCCAGTTCATGGTTTTTGGCCCCATGTCGATTAATTCAAACATATAGTCATCATACTGTTTTTTAAGTTGATAATATAGTTTGGGATTAACCTGCTCTAGTTTATCTGTAATAGAGTATAGCATTTCTCCAGTGTATTCGTCAATTCCAGATATCTCTAGTGCATTCTGTAACAATAGGTGCTCAATCATTGCCTCTGTTTTTGGATCAGCCACTTGACACCGCCTTTGCCCAGTTATTCATTGCCCAGTGTCCAATGCCACAAGCATCTGCCACATCGTTATCTGTAATGTCTCTGTCATATTGAACATTAATAAAATTAATAGTTCTTTGTTTACGTAAGTCTCTTTCATATGACTTCAGCCAAGAATCTGACTTCCCTGGGTTTTGTGACTTAATATAAAGTTTTTCATCCTTAGATATCTTCTTGTTACCAATAAAATTCTGCCATGTAATTGGAGCAACCTTGCCAATAACCTTAGTCCCAGTTTGACCTGCTGCTCCAAGAATAGACCCTTGAACTAGTGCAAGGTCTGCAGCAGTCTTAGGGCTATTCATGAATACAGTATGCTCAATTACTATTGCTTCAAACCCACCATAGTAATCAAGAAACGCCTTTACCTTTTGTCCTGCATCCATAACCTTTTCATAGATGTCAGAGCCTTTAAAATTTATCTTTCCAACAGCACCCAACGTTTTTTCTTGGGTATCAAACAGAGCAAAAGCAAGACTATTAGTACTAGCATCAATAGAACAAATGGTTGATGGCATTACTTCAAAGCCCCACTTATTTTTTACCATTACCTTTTCCTCTTATTTCTTTTAGTGCTTTTTCTACGCTTGTTGGATTTATGTTGCAAGAGGCACATAGTGGATCATCATTATAGATTGATAAAGGTAGCCCACATTGCTTGCAGACTCTAACCTTACCTTTTCTTTTCTGACGCCTTGTTACTATATATCTTTGTGCAATTTTTTGCTTTGTTGCTTCTTCCCTACATGCTGGTGAGCAATAAATCTGATAACTAATATCAGTAGTAAATTCGGTGTCGCACCAACTACAATGCTTCATCTTCTAGCAACTCCAGAGGTTTAATTTTGATTACCCCTGTCTCTGCTTCGGCACATGTTTTTTGTAATGGACAAACCTTGCATATCTTAGAATTAGATCTATAGGTTTTTTGAGGAAGAGTTTGGTCTTCCCATGCTTTGCGAACATTTCGCATCCAATCAAATGCCTGGTCTACCCACCGACGGTAATGATCGTTTACTTCTACAGGAAGAATAAGCAATTCGTGATTATTTTTATTTTCATAAATAAGAGCACCCTTATCCTTCTTGAGAATCTTCATATACATAATCAATTGCATTAAGTGACCAGTCTTTGGTTCCCTCTTTGCTTTTCTGTATTCAAACCCTTCGTTCATCATTGTCTTGATTTCACCAAGGATTGTATTTCCATTGTAGTTAAGCATAACGTCCCCATATCCAGAGATTGGTGGATCATCGTGCTTGATTCTAAATTCTAGCGCTGGGTGAATTTGCTTCTTGTACTTACTTGGTTCTGGGTCAAATTCCATGCCCTCCTGCAATAGACCAGACTTCATAATTGCATCTTGAATTCTGTCGTGGCTTAAAGTTCCGCTTGTTCTGTTTGCTACACCAAATGCATCAGCATCATCATGGAAGATACCTCCCTCAAATGCTAGATACCAGTATCTTGCACATTCTCCTGCGCCGTATGTAAGTGTAGATGGTGCAAACGTTGTCTTCTTTTGAAACTTAGGCTTTATATTAACTGTATATCCAGTCTTGATTGCTTCGTCTAATCCGTCAACAAAACTTGGTCCTTGGCTCACTGCCTTGGTCTCTGTTCGAATCATTACCTGCTTTAATAAATTTTTTGTCATTATCTTAAAACTCTTTTCTGTTCCACTAAGTATATCAGATATTAGCGTGTTATGTATTTGAGTGCTGATACCAAGTTGTTGATTGATTCTGCTGCTGTGTAGTATAGGTTTTTCTTTCCACGGTCAGACTTATCTACATTTGCCATCCATGTGGCCTTAAATGCCATCTTAGCAGCAATAGCCTGTAGTCTTACTATCTCTACTGTTGCCACATTTAATGGAATATCTGGCTTAATAATTATCTTAGCAATAAACGTAAGAGCCTGTGTCAACTCCTCGTCCTGCATATAATCCGCTATCTCTGAAAGCCCGTTTACCATATCAATGGTAGTCTGATCACTCATTATTATCTCCTGTCAACTGTTCTAACATTTCTACTTCAATTACTGCAAGTCTAACCTTTGCGTTACCCTCGCCAAGCACTAAGAATATTGCTGGATCATTGCCATTTCTAATTGCATCAGTAACAGCCTTTGCCCAAATATCTTTATTGATGGTTATGCCTTTTGGGTATTCTTTAAAATCAACAGTAAAGTTTCTCCATGTTGCATCACCCTTGTGATTATTGCGACCAGAGTTTTTGTGCTGCTTTGCGCCAATGCGCTTAGACTCACTCCTCTCGCTCATAGTCACTCTTCTTTCTTTTACCAAAACTAACAGTTGTTAGATGCTTCTCTTTACACATCCAGGTTGCAGTTTTAGTTTCTGCATAAAGTCTTAAAGTTCCTACCTGTGACTTACAGGTGTGACAAATAAAAGATCCGTGATAGACAGTATAACTAGACACTTAATTGCTTTCTTAGAGAGTCTTGAAGATCTAGGTCTTCCTTTACACGATTTACAAAACCTTCTCTACCTTGTACCTTTGTGCCATCTTCTAGTTGATACCAAGCACCAGTGCGATTTACAAGACCTGCTAATTCAGCAGTGTCAACCAAATCACCAATGCTATCGATGCCGACAGAATCGCCACGAAAATAAAAGTCATACTCTCCAGATTGGAAACCAGGAG